GGGATCGCCAGAAGCGTCTCCAATCAGAATGACGCCGTCGCCCAACACGGCGGTGGCCGTAATAGCGCCGGTCCCACTTCCGAGCAGGATGCCCCCATCCGTGAACGTCGCCGCCCCGGTGCCGCCCTGATTAACCGCCAGGGTCCCGGTAAAGTTCGCCGCTGCGAGGTAATACGTCCCTTCCTGCCCGTCCAGCTTGTCGCTGTCCAGATATTGCACATACGCCGCCCCTGAAATACAGGCAAACGGCGCATTGGTGGACCGGCTGAAGGTGTGCAGCCCGGTAATGGTATAGGCGTTCTCTTCGGTGACTACGGTATTGCCGGAGAGATCCGCATCGGTATTCGCAACTTGAATGTCAGCCATTTAGCGAACCTCATAGGCCACGTTGATGACCCACGTCGCGGTCCCGTCACTGGTCGTGGTTTCCGCGTTGAGGGCCGTATTCTCGGTAAGCTGGAGCCCATGAATCGGCATCCCGTCCATGGCGAACCACTCGAAGGTCCGGTCGTTAAGGGTGGCTCCCCCTTTGCGGAGCAGCGTATCCCCACCGGCCCCATCCTCCAGACGTAACAGGGACCCGGCTCCCGCCGCCGCCACATCAATCGACCACCACAACACGTTGATGGTTTGTCCTGCACCAGGGGCCGCAATGAGTGACGTGTCCGTGTCGGAACTAATACTGGATTGGGTCTGAAACTGTCCTCGGGCCATGAAGCCCTCCTATTCTGTATGCACGTAGCGGTAGTCGTAGCCCGGTGCCCGGTCGCGGTTGAACCGGCTGAACTGCTGGATGATGGGACCAAACAGGTCCACCCCGAGCCTCGAGATGGGGGTCGCGTCGTCGTCCTTCCCGATCTTGAGCATCCGGCTGGCAAATTCTGCGACTGGCGCAATGGCGATGTCGGGATAGGCAAAGGTGCCTGACGCCGTGATGTCATCAGCCGCGGTCAACCCGTAGTANCGCACCGTGTGGGTGGCGTTGGGCAGCGGACCCCAGTAGATATTGGTGCCGTTCGTCCAGTAGCGCCGGGGTTTTCCGGTGATGTCGGAGTTTGTCCCCAGCAGGACATAGAGTCCCGAGAGTTCGTTCTGGTCTCCGGTATACCCCACCCACTCCAGGTCCCACGCGGGGCGACTGGTGCTGGCGTCGAGATACTGCAACCGATCAAGGCGCAGGAGGCCGCTGGGAAAGGTGGTGATCTCAGTGCTTGCCGCGGTCGTGACGGTCCCCACCCCAGACCCGTAGGAGTTGGGTTCCATCGCCAGAATCGACTCTAGATGATCCTGGGCGACGTTCGCGGCCCGTAACGCAAATGTGACGCCGGTTTCTCCAGACTGCAACTGGAGTCCCCGGTCCATGACTTCCATNACGTCGAGAATGGTCTGGCCGGTCGCCATCGTGCTCAATCCCCCGCATGGTGATTGGTAAATTTACTACCGTTGGACTGACCGCACATGCTGATCTGAATCTTGGTGTGGTCCCACTGGTCGGAGCCCACATCCGAGACGTGCTGATCGCGCTGTCGGATCATGGACGCCTTGTCGCGCTGCGCTTCTTCTTCGCAGCGTGCCCAGTAGGCTTTCCCCGAACCCCATTTCCGGCCACTCTGCTCGTAGGCCACAGCAAACACGCGCTCGTCAAGCGGGACATACTCCCCATCCGAGGTTTCCACCACAAAGAGGAGCATCCATCCGGGACACAGATGATATTGAATCCGGGGACGCTTGTACCAGACCAGCCAGCGTTCCTTCACCGGATGCCAGGTAGCGTCAAGGTCCGGGTTCAGCAGATGCAGCCGCTGCCGGAAGTCCGGTGGGGCGTGCTGGACGCCGAACCGATTCGGATGCCAGTAATATAAACTCGTCGCCACCGCGGGTGGAATCGGGGTGGAGATCGGCACCGAGATCGACGCGGGCATCAGCTACCCAAACGCCTTCAGCCCGAATTCCCGCACCCGTTCATCCTTGCTCGACTTGCAGTGCTTGGTCATCCGCGCACGGGCCAAGTTGTAGGACTGGCGGGATTCTGGCTTGAAGTTGGTCGTCCAGCCATCAACGGGGCACTGCAAGATGCCCTTATCGGTATCCTCGACACACGCCTCGGGCACCGGTTCGTCGGGTTTCGCCCACGGCGCCTGAAAGGTCTCCGAGAAAGGATCGTGGAGGGACACGGCCAAGCGTTCGCGCTCACCGTTCGCCTTGATGGTGGTGGTGACCCGGCCTGAGTCGGAGCCGATGCCGCCGCGATGGGGTTTCCCTTTGCCGTCCCACGCATACATGGTCGGAAAGCGCGGAGACCCCTTCTTGGCGAACTCGTCCCACTGGTCACGGGCACCGAGGTAGCGCTTGATGGCCTGCTCAATCACGGCCTTGCCGGCCCACGTAACGCCCCGGTGTGATTCCAGTTCGTCTAGCTCGTAGACGCCCCCGAGCACCTCTTCCACCGCCACCCGGTTGACTCCGGTGGGCAATGGCGACTGGAGGGCCGCAATGGGCGCTTCCCCCAGATGCTTGAGAAAAAACTGGTTCTCTTCCACCGAGTACTTGACCGGATCAAAAACCTCCATGCGCCTCCTTAGTAGGTGTAGTTATTCCGAACCGGCTTCAGGATCACGCTAACAGAACCCTCGAGGCTGGTGACAGTGCCCGTGATATTCACCGACAACTGCTCGCCCTTGTCCATCAGGCGATTAGCCACCGTCGAGGTGAGGGTGGCTTGCACAGGCGTGTCTACCGTGCTATCCAGCGCAAAGGTGGAACTGAGCGCCGTGGTCAGACTCGCCGGGGCCGTGCCGGATGCCGATATCCCGACATCGAGCGTGCTACTACTGGCTCCCGCCACACTGTGCGTTTCCCGCACATCCATAATTTCGTAATCCCGATCGGCCACAAAGATGTGGACATCGGCGGCTTCTCCCGCAGAGGTGCGATATTGCACGAGGACGGGCGCTAACTTGGCAACAGCTTTAAGTCCCATGATGCTCCTATCTGGCGAAGTGACAGGGGAGGGACCATCATCCCTCCCCCCACCTACTCAGAGTTTACGACTCCGCAACATCTTCGATCTTCGCCCCCGCTGCGGGGTTGTCGGAGAGCAATTCGCCCTGCCAGTACCACGCCACCTCGAAAGTGGCATTGGCGGTCTGGCGGAAGAACGGCGTTCCGTCGAAGACTTCCGAGACGGGGCGTGGGGTCGCATTTTCACCGTGCCCGATATAGAAGTGCTTGCTATCGAGTCCGATGATGGTATTGGCCGCAAAATACGGCTCCGCGTGCCAGGGTTTCCCAGAGAAGCGATAGATGGTGCGTCCGTCGCCGCCATCCTTACCCTTCTGCTGTGCGCCCCCTTCACGTCCAACTCCGACGTTGCCATCGAACGCTTTCACGGACCCGAGCGCGAAGAACGAATCCTCACGGAGCAGATCGTGGTAGCGCCGGATGATGGCGAGGTTGGAGATGTAGGTGTTCAGGGAGCCGCCCCCCTTCTCACGGACGGCATCCTCAAGCTGCATCATGAGGTCTTCCGTGAGTGCCCGGTTGGTGCCGCTGTTCGACAGCACGACCGACTGCCAAAACTCGTTCCCCGCCGTCGAGCGGTTGATACCGCCATACGTGCTTTCGGGGCCGGTAGGATTGCCATCGTCGATCACGCCGAGCAGGCCGTTGGTGTGATAGATCGCGCTGGTATGAACCGTGTTCTCAATCGTGAAGTAGTCGCCAGCGGCAGTACCACTGGGGGCCGATCCACTGATGGTAACGGTGCGGTTCACCGGATCCACGGCAGTGACCGTCCGCGAGGCGGCAAGGTCGGTGTCGTTATCCGAGGCATCGATCAGGTCCACCGTCATCCCCAGGTCCATCCTCGGCAATGCTTCGACGGTGATGGTGGTCTGGTTGTCGGCAGCGGGCATAATCCCCAGTTTCCCCAAGCCGTCTGAAATCAGGTCGGCATTGATGAGTCTGAGGACGCGGCGTCGGAACCCTTCCTCCATGAACTTCAAGGCCGTCTGGAACGCGAGCTTCGAGTTCCGGGCGTCCTGGAGGAGTTTCCAACTCATGTTGTACAACCCCGCGAATTCCTTCAGGCTGAAGGTGGCTTCGGTGGTATCGGGGTTGATGTTCGACGGCAACGCGCCGCCTTCGGCGATTCCCGTCCATGCCCCTGGATTCTTGGTCATGATCGGGAGGATGAACTGCCCACGTCCACCCATAGGTTTCGCCATCTTCTGGAACATATTCCAGCAGACGACTTCCTGGTTCAGCAGATACAGAACCTGGTCTGTCCCGTAGGTGTACTTCAGGGCTTCGATAACATCACTGGTTGTTGCCATAGAGTTTCGCTCTCCTGGCAAGAGGCGAGACGACTAGGAATTCTGTCCGGGATTGAGCATCGGCCAGAGCTCTTCCGTGCGTTCCTGTGGAGTTTTGTAGCCGCCGGTTTTGCCACTGGTCGGAGACATCTCGCCGCCCTTTCCAGGGAACGGTGATTGTTTCGCCTTGAGGCTTCCTGTCGGTCCATCTCCCGGAATGCCTTCCGCAACCCGTTAATCCGGTTCCCAGCCATGTCGGGGTACGCCGTGTTCAAGTCGTCCCCTTCATGCGAATAATAAATATCCTTGAGGAGTTCATTGATGACTTCCTCATTTGGGAGTCCGTGTTGGGTGCGGAGTTGGACAAAGCGTGCGTCGAGGTCCCGTTCAGCCTGTTGTCCCTGGCTCGCTCCGACCTGATTTCGCAAGGCTTTGTAGTCCTTGTTCATCTGGGCCAGGGCTTGGTCCCGCTGTTTGAGTTGTGTCTGAAGGGGGTTAATGCCTTCGTTCACAATCCGTTCGGTAAGCTGTGCGGCGGTGGCCCCATCGAGATAGGGCATCTGCCGCAACTGATCCAGCATGGACGCCTGTCCTTGCTGCTGGGGTTGCTGTTGTGCCTTTTGCCACTGCTGTTGCTGGGCATACCCCTGCTGTTGAATCTGCTGGGCATATTGCTGCAACTGCTGTTGCTGCTGGGCACGCTGCGAATCCCAGTTCTTCCGTTCGTCAGCGAGTGCCTGGGTTTTTTTGGTGTATTCGGCCTGGACCTCGGCGGGCCATGCGCCACTCCCTGTCGCTTCTCCTCCAGCCTCGGGGGTTATGTCCGCGCCACCACCGTTATCGATGGGGGCATCAACGCCAAATTCGTCTGCCATGTTCTGACTCTCCGTCGAGTGGTTCCCGAGTCTGGCGTGGTGTGTTCATCTGCCGATGAATACCGCGTCAGGTACTCAGAGCCCGTATTCTCCGCTGAGACCGATTCTCAGGCAGTCTGGATGAGTATAAAGATGGGCGCGGGACGGTGTCAAGTTTGACCGCTACTGCGGGCCTTGGGGTCCTGGGGGTCCTGGGGGCCCTTGCTGGTTTTGCATCATGGCCTGGGCCAAGGCTTCTGGAGCTTGCGGGGCAATGGCGGCACTGGCCTGAAATTGCTGC